TTGGGAAGGATTGGGAGGGATTCTATTTTCTACTTTCTACTTCCTATTTCCTTCCTAGTTGTTGCTGGTGCCGAGTTGTGCCCACTTGGTACCGTTGAAGACATACCAGGCGGTGTCGAACTGGTTCAGGGTCAGGGCTCCGGTGCCGTCGATGTTGACGTCGGCGACGATGATGTCTTGGGCGGCGCTATTCCAGAGGATGAGGATCTCGCCGGTGGTGCGGGAAGTGACGGTGAGGGTGACGTTGACGGTTCCGGCGGCGGTGAGTTCCTGGAAAGTGCCGGTAGGGGTGATGGTAGCGCCGTTGGTAACGGTGATGGCGGTGGCTGGGGCGGCGATGAACTTTGTGCCGGCTTTGACGGTTGTGCCGGCGGTGACGGAAGTACCGGCGGCGACGGAGGAGCCGGCGGCGACGGAGGAACCGGCGATCATGGTGGTGCCGGAAGCGACGGAAGTGCCGGCGATGAGGGAGGTGACGGAGGTCAGCTGGTAGATATGGCTGGCCTTGCCGGCGATGGCGCCGGTATAGGATGCGCCCCCGGCGGCGCCCAGGGCTGCGGCGAGGGCGACGACCAGGGCGACGATCCAGCGGGAGAAGCGATCGAAGAAGTTTTTCATGGTGCGCTCCTATAGATGCATGGTGGGGGGTTCCGGGGGGGACTCGGCTCGTAGTCGAGCCGCGCCTCCGGCCATGGCATTGCAAACCCCCCTTGTACTTGAGAATTGAGGCCCGGTGGCGGACACGGGAGGAGGGAAGTGAAAGCCCCTAAATCCCTCTCGGGTACGCCCGCTCCTGGCCGGTTGTCACGTTGGCTCTCAGGTCACAGTGTTGCGGTGCAGGCCTCGCCAGTCGCCGATGCCGACGACGTAGATAAAGCGCACTTTGATGCGCATCTCGTCGTTGGTGAACATGGAGCCCATGAGCTCATTATCGGAGACGAAGAGTTCTGGCTGGCGGCCGAAGCGATAGCCGACCATGATGGTCTCGAGGTCCATGGGGCTGGCGGCGGCGTACCAGTTGTCGGCGTCGGTCCACTCGGGCACGACGATCACGGCGTCCGAGGACATGCGCCGGGCGTTGATGTCGTTATCCATGGTGCCGGACTCGAGTTCCGAGGTGAAGATGGTGAGCGCTGTCTTTTCCAGCTCGATGGGCACCAGGCAGTAGCGGGGGCGGATGCCCAGGTGCTTGGCCGAGGTTTGTTCGTGTTGCTTGAACATGGCCTGCACCACGGCGTCCCAGGCGTCGGCGGACAGGGCGGTGGTGAGCAGGTTGACATGGGTGCCGTGGAAGAGGGCTACGCCGTCATGCAGGTTGGCGTTGGTGGTGAACAGGGCCGCGATCGAGGAGCTGAGTGTTCGGGCCGCGGCGAGGCCCAGGCGGCGGGGCACCTGGCGGACGGCTCCGACGTCATCGCGGTCGATCATCTCCAGGGTGATCCCCAGGTAGTTACCCTTCTTGACGAAGGAGGCGGTCTCGTTCATGTCGGCCCAGGCCTTCTCGGTATAGGCGCCACCCTCAGCGACGGTATCCAGGTCCGGGAAGCCGCCGAGGGTGATCCACTTGGGGTCCTGCATGGTGGGGAAGTCCATCTCGGTAGCGATGGGTTTCCACCACTGGGGGCGCATCTCGAAGGAATTGATGAGCACCTTGTTGAGCACGTTAGCCACTACGTGGGCCATGGTGGTTGTGGTGGCTTCGGCGAAGCGGACGCGTTCCGGGCGGAAGATCCCGTGCCGTTCCCAGTCGCCGGTGAGGATGTCGTACATCTCACGGATACCGGAGAGGCGCTCCACGGCCTGGCTGACGGGCAGGCCCATGAGTTTCTCGAAGGCCAGGGAGATACGGTCCGCGCTGTTCATGACGTTGCTGATCTGGCCCAGGCCGCGGATGGTATCGCGGCTGGCGAGTTCCGCTTGGAGCTCGCGGAGGATCTCTATATCGCCATCGAGGGCGGCGGGGTAGCCGGGGATGGTGGCGAGGCGGCCGAGGAGCTTGTCCTGGAGGGTCTGGGGCAGGCCAGACTGGCGGATCTTGAGTTGGGCGAGTTCTTGGCGCACGGCTGCAAGATCGGACCCCCCTATCCCCCCTGCAGGGGGGGCCAGGGAGGGTGCAGGGGCGATTGCAGGGGCGGGGGCGGTGAGGGTCTCTTGTTCGGGCATGGTGGACTCCTTCTGTATCGTGGGCGTTTGGATCGCGAACGGCGCGAAAGGGTGCGAAAACCGCGAAAGGGTGAGTGCTTGGACGATTTCCTCCTTATCGGTTGTGGTGAAGGATCCGCCGGCGGCGGGATTGATGACGATATCCACTGATTCGACGGCGGTGATAGATTGCACATCCTGGCCGTTGCGTGTGAGAAAGAGGTCAGCGGAGAGGCCGAAGTACTTTTTGTCGGCAGCCTCCTGGGCCAGGGTCTTGAGGGGCTCGGCCTGGGAGTACCAGCGATACTCGGCGATGATGGCTTTCTGGTCGGCATCCCAGCGGGGGGAGGCCAGGTGGGCGGCGAGGTCGCGCACGTCGCGCTGGCCCCAGGACCAGAAGTCGCCGTGGTTGACGAAGGAAGGGCGGTTGTCGAAAAGGTTGACGGCCGCTCTCAAGCAATCCTCGGAGAAGTTGAAGCCGTTGGCCTTGCCGGCCTTGATGAGCACGACTTCCTTGTCGGTGGTGAGCGGCCCGAGGGAGAGTCGGATGTGCTCGGGTACGAGTGTATCGGGTACGGACGTGGGTTTGGGTTCAGGGGTCATGGGTCTCGCTTTCCTCATCGCAGATTTGGGCCACACGGCATAGCGCCCAGATGATGAATAGGAATAGGGCCAGGGCGACGGCGCATAGGATGATGCCGATGATGCTCATTCTGGTTTCTCCTCGAACTTGCCGCAGGCGGGCCAGCGGGTGCGCCAGTCGGTGCTGGGGCCGGCGGTGAAAAGCTGCCATTGGCACTTGTAGTAGTGGTGTCTGTTGCCGGCGTTGTTGTCGAAGAGGTGCGCGCACTGTCCGCAGGTCTTGCCCTGGGTGGTTCCGAAGAGGTAGTGCATATGGGTGATTCGCTTGGGCAGGTTCTCGGCGCAGTAGGCGGCGTCGGGTATGATGATCCAGGCGGGCGGTTCAGTCTGTGGCTGGCTCATCGGATGTTGGCTCCTTTGTCTTTTTGACAGGATTTACAGGATTCACAGGATTTGCAGGGTGGAGATGCCCCGCCGGGGCGTCTGTACCGGCGTCGGGGTCTATGTCGAGCACGGACTCGAACTCTATATCGATCTGGATCTTGCCCTTGCCGGCGCGGGCGGCGGCGACTTGGACGACGTCGCGCAGGATATGCTCAAAGATGTACTGCCGGTGGGCGAAGTGGCGGTAGGTGGGGGCGTTCATCTCTTTGGCGGTGGCGCGGGTGGCGGACTCGCCCTCGGCCAGGAAGTGCAGGGGGATGCCGGCGCCGGCGGCGATCATCAAGCGGATGGCCTTGCCGTCGGCTTCCACGTCATCGGCGGCGATCTTGGGTTGGACGGCCTCCCAGTGTTCCGCGGCGTCGGTGACGATGATCGAGCCGGATTGGGGGGGGCGCGAGTACTGCAAGCGCTTGGCTTCGAGGATGCCGGGAAGGGCGTTCTCGATTCTCACGTGGTAGAGGTAGGCGCCCTTGAAGCGGTTGATGCGGACGCGGTCCTCGAGCCACATATCGTAGCGTTCCAGCCAGGGGATGATGGAGGCCAGGTCGCTGGCCCCTCGGGTATCGCCCACGGGCTTGTTGATGCTGTAGTGCAGCATGATCTGGGGGGCAGGGGCGGGCGCATCGAGGGGGATGGCGTCATTGTGGGCTGGCCACCACTTGCCCTCCGTATCGCGGGTGAGCTCGTGGTAGTGCACCTCGCGCTCCAGGTCCTCAGGGTCGGTTTCGATCTGGTCTACCAGGAGGGCCGGCACCTCGCGGACATAGGACATACCGTTGACCGGGTTACGGGAGAGGACGATGAACAGCTCGCCTGAGCGGGTCAACTCATCGCACCAGCGATAGGCGCGGATGTCCATATCATTCAGCGGATGCTCCCAGAACTTGCGCGCCCAGACGTTACCGGTGAGCTTGATTCCGCCGCCGATAACAAAGTCGGTGGTCATGGAGATGAGGCGATGAGCCAGGGGGTTGGTGCGCGAGAGTTTATCCAGGCGCTCGAGCTCCGTGCGCTTGTCATACCAGGGGGTGGCCAGGGGCGAGCCGGTGACCGATCGCCAATAGGGGTCATCCACCACCTTGACCGCCTCGCGCACGCGTTCGGTGATCATGCGGCCGAATATGCGGTTGATGAGCCTAGATAGGAATGTTGGCAAAGGGTAGCTCCCTGGCCTGCAGGATCTTGGGTGGGGCGAACTCTATGACGTGCCCGGCGGTTACAGGGGCCTGGGTGTGGAGCGCGTAGCGCAGGGCGTCCATGGCGTGGTCGCTCGATTTGATGGGTGTCTCTCGGATGCGGGCGGCGGTCTCGTCCCAGGCGTAGGTTTCGATCTCGCGGAGGGTATTTACGCAGAGTTCCGAGAAGGTGAGCCGGGGCCGGCCGTCGGTGGCGGGTCTGAGCTGGCTTTTGACGGTGGAGATGCCGTCGGTCACATCGTTATTGGCCTCGATGACGCGCAGGTTAGCGGCGCGCAGGGCGGCGATCAGGCCGGCCGCGCTGGGGTCAACGTAGAACGTCTCTATAGTGTACTGCAGGGCCAGGGCTTGGGCGGCGGCGACGAGGTCATCCTGGAGGAGCCGGGTGGCGTACAGCTCCGTGACGCAGTGCTTGCGGCCGTCGCTGTCCTCGCCGATCACCAGGATGACGGCCGGGTTGGTGTAGCCCTCATCCACGCCGGCGAAGGTGCGTTTCCAGGGGCCTTGATTGTCCGCCAGGTGGAGGGCGGGATTCCATTCATCATAGACAACGCCCTGAGCCTGACGCCAGATGCCATCGCGCAGGCGGGTGCGCATGATGCCGGTGAGAGAGTCCAGGGTGTTGGCGTAGTCATCCGGGTTGGTGGGGTTGTCGCTGGCGTGGGAATAGAACACCTGAGCGCCGTGGCCTAGGATAAGGCGCTGGTTGATCCAGTGAGTCCAGGCGTCCGGGTTGGTGGTGAGGATGACCTGACGCCAGGGGGCGGCGCGCCCGCGCATGCGTGGGAGGATCTCGTTGAAGTCGTCCTGGGTGAAGCGGTTAGCCTCCTCCAGCCAGGCGATGTCCAGGCCGCCCTGCTGGCCGATGGAGCGGATCTGCTCGCGCTGGGCCTCGTCGGCCATGCCGCCATAGGCCAGGATAGAGCCGTTAGAGTATTCGAAGCGGTGGGCAGAGTGCAGGTGGCGCACGTGGGGATCGGGGCCGATCACGTCACGCTCGATCTGTAGGACGGTGGAGTTGAGCATAGACTCGCGGGTTTTGCGTGCGGCGAGGGCCATACTGTGTGGGTAGCGTAGGCAGAAGGCATGGAGCTTTTCGCTGGCGAGCTTGCTCTTGCCCCCACCTGCCGAGCCCGTGAGGAGCATGACCGGGTCAGTGCAGGCCCAGGGGTCGAACTGCCAGGGGTGGGGGCGAAAGTCAAGCATCGCTAGGCCAGTCATCCGGGTTGATGTGGACATACGTTTTGACGAACTGTTCCAAGGTAGCCTGGTCGCGGGCGATCGGTAGTGGCATGCCGACCAGGTAGGCGAAGATGAGGCGGGCAGCGGCCACGTGGCCCAGGATGGCCAGGTCCCAGAGGGTCTCGGCCATGGCGCGCTTGCGGGTTGTGGGGTTGTCGCCCTTGGTGCGGGTGTTGCCGACGGTACGCAGCAAATCGGCCAGGGTGCGGTGCGTGCGCGGCCGGCCGGTGGGGTTGCCTGATTTACCTTTGGGGAATGGCATTGTAGCATCATCGTGTGTCGCTGGTACGGTTTGCGTTAATCATAGCACGGTGGAGGCTTTCTGTGTGTCTCTGGTTGAGCCAGTTGTGAAACGTGGCGCGCCGCTGTGGGTTGGTGCCCTGGTAGCAGGGGCAGGT